TAAACCCTTTGATGTCTTTACGATAGCACCACCCATTTGCAGTCATGGACAGCTCATTGTTCTTAGCATATGAAGTATCAATCTCTTGATTCAATAGCTGATCAACTGTACAAGAAATCTTCTCGTGTGTAAGAGTCTCTGGACTGATGTTGTATTGCATAATCAAATGTGGATACAGCGAGTTCAAGTCGAATGAAGCAACCCATTTGTGCATACCAATTAGCGGATCTTTAACATACGCACCTTCAAATTGAGCATCTTTACCACCAAAGATATTCTTTGCGGGGATAGCAATGCGCTTTTCACGCAAGTGGTTATAGATGATGGCGTCCCACATACGAACCTGTGAGAATACATCTTCAAGATTAATCTTTGCGTTGTACGCCATAGTCAAACACAGTTCAATTAGGCGCATCTTGTCTTCCATACGGTCGACCAACTCTACGTCTTGGATGTTGTATTCAACAAACTGTTGCCAGTGATTTGTGTAGAAATCCTTGAATGATTCTCCAGGGTTTTCTTTCTTCTTATCGCCAAGTTCTTGCTCAGCAATATAGTCAAGTCGATATGATTCTTGCTTGGTGTAAGTAAACTTCTTGTACAGGGCAAGAAAGTCCAAGTGCGCAATACCATGGATGTCGTAATGAATCTCTTCGGAACCTTTAATGAAAGTCTTGCGTTCGTTGTAGTATCCCCATGGAGATAGTTTCTTGGCATAAGGCTCGCCAAGTTCACGCTCAATACGTCGAACAAGATAAGGCACGTCAAAGAATTCTGTATTCCAACCAGTGATGATATCTGGATAGTTCTGTTGCCACCAAGCTACAAACTCTCGCAACAGATGCGTTTCGCTTTCGCAATGCAGATAAACTACATCGTCTCTACTATTCACATACGTTTTAGTTCCGAATGTGATAACCTTTTTACTGGCAAGATCCTTGATTGTGATTAGCAAGATATCTTCATTGGCAGTTTTGATATCAGGGAATCCACTTTCGGTTTTAGTCTCGATGTCAATCGTGTATACCTTAATGAGATCCATGTCCCACTTGATATCACTTTCATAAGTATCGCTGATATACTGGCAAACGTAATTAGTGTTACCATAGATATCGAACCCTTTGACATCTTCGTATCGTTTGACAAACTCTTTGGTATCTTTGACACCTCCAGGATTGACCACATCTACTACAGTTCCATCAAGTGTGCGCCAATCACTGTCGTGCTTCTTTGAAGGAACGTACAGTGTTGGGTAAAATTCCACCTTATGTGAAAAAGGGCGACCATTGTCGTAACCACGTACGAACATCTGATCGCCAAAGGGAAATACGTTAGTATAAAAATGCATTATTCTTTAGATTTTCCATACATTAACATCATTGCATCAAGTGCGCAATCATGCACAGGGTGATGTTTAATAACTTCGTGCCGATCAAACCCGTCGTAAACTACATCACAGTATCCGTTTGTGGATCCTGTAAGAATATCTACTGCAGTTCTAATATCTCTCCATGCAGCATAGCTAGTGATTTGTTGCATTTCACAGCGAACTGCAAGGCTATCAATTGCCAGCTGATCTAAAGACCCACGTGCCCACATGGTATGCTTTTGAGCATTCTGGATCCTGTTCATATAGTTATGCAGCATGATAATACCATCCTCAGCTTTTATATCAGTAGAAGATGGGCGCAAAGAAACTTGCTGAACATACTCATGCTGATTTTCCCACCACTCTAAAGTAGATGGATCAATAGTTCGATTCAATCTTTGAATCTGATCTCTTGCATTGAACTTAACAAACAAGGCAGACTCCAATAGATCTTTATAACTTGGACGCTGTTCTGGATCAAAATAAATCAAAGCTGCGCTAAGAACAACCGCAGTTGACTCAACACCAAGAGTTTCTATATCAAAAATAAACATTATAGAACTACCTTTTCATCTTCTCTAGTAAAGAAGGCATTGATCTTTTGTTCTTCAGTCCAACCCAAACAATAGTCATTGTCGGTATCGCAAAACTTGAGAGCTTCTGCTTCACTCATAACTCTATGAGAAATAATGCTCTCAGTTATATGTTCTTGACTAAACTCTTTAGCCTCATTCATTGTCACAGTGTCAAGTGCATACTCTGGATTGGCAGCAGGTGCCTCAACCATATAACGCATACGAAACATCGAAACACACTCAACCATTACCCATACTTTATCAGTCATCTCCGTACCTTTCTTTCATATCTTTTTGACGTTCTGTTTCATGTTCGTCACACAACGTTCTAATCCAACCACCACTACGACTCACACCACGATTCCCGCAAGTCTCGCAGCTATTACTTGCCCATGATTCTGCCATACGAACCATACCATACACCTGTTCGTCTCCGCCTGAATAATAAAACCGTAAGCCTCCAAACTTTTCTTTTATTTGAAGAACAACTACTTGCTCAACTACAGGATGCTTCTCATGATTCTTATTCTGCCAGTCAATATAATGTTGAATTTTAGCACAAAGACGTTCAATGATCAACCACCAACCTTCACTGACAGCAAAGCCACCGTATGGTTGTGCAAACATCTTTGGGTATTTTTCATGCATGCTTTTCTCGAAAGCATCATACTTAACATCTTCGGTCATATCAAACCTTTAAGAATTTAAAAATAAGTTTCTCTTTAATCATGTCAGGAACAGTGAGGTGTGGGAATTCCAATGCAAATGGACATCCTTCTTTACCCCATGCCTTTGTTTTAAGATAACGAGTAAACATCTCAATATCTTTTTTTGAGTTTACATCAAAGCATCGTTTACTACGAACAATAGTTTCAAGTATCATTTAATATCCTTACTAGAATCTGCAACTTCTTTATCATCACGAATCTCTAAAACAATGGGAAGGAACAAAGATTCTTCTCCAGCTTTGTTCTTTATTCTCATATTATACTTGATAGCAGCAATTCCGTCAAGTAAATTTTGCTTCATCAATTCTTTGCGTTGTTCATCAGAGAATCCAGAGCCAACACTAACCTTAATCACACCATCTGCAGATTCACAAAGAATTGCGCCAAGCATACCATCATACTTGCCTGTACCCATTTGCACACCAACAATACGTAGATCGCATTCTAGTTCACCCTTAAATTTGATCTGAGACTTGCTGCGTTTGTCTTCCCAAATTCCATCACTAGACTTCAGAATAATTCCTTCTAGTCCATCGGCAAGATATGATTCAAAAATACTTTGAGCCATATCAAGAGTTTGTACAAGATCAGTTTGTACAAGATTAACCTTTGCTGGAGAGCTTTTCTGAATCATGCGTTCAAGTCCATTTAGTCGAGTGGCATAATCAACTTTACAGATTCCAGAAGCAAACGCATCAAAAGGAATAACATCCCATACAGTGGCACGAACTTTACGTGCGTCCAAGTCAGAGATTGTACCTTTGTTGGCTTTATTTAAAATACCATTGCCTGTTTGCCGATCAAGAATCACACCCTTGTCATTTACAAGAAGTTCACCATCAAACACCATATTAAATCCAGCTGCCATCTTGATAAAGTCTGTTTCTAGAAACCCAAGCAGCTGTATCTCTTTACCATTACGACTACGGAACTCGCACTTACCATCTTTTACGATTGCATTGAACCGCATCCCATCCATCTTCAACTGGACGTAAGCTGGGAACTTGATTTTGTTTACCAGTTTCTCGTCGAATGGACTGCACAGCATGACTGGATATTCGTGCACCAAGCCAGTCCACACTGCGTTTGCGGTCGAGACTTGCACTCCACATTTGAGATCCTTTTGAATGATTCGTTCAATAACCTTGGCATTATCTGCAGTGATGTTCTCAAGAACGTATTGTAGATGCTCAATGGCAGCATTACCTGTAACCTTACGACTTGCTAACATAGTTAGCAGTTGATCCAATGCCCAATCTAAGTTGTCGCCTAAGGGATTATTGTTCGGGGTATACTTTGGAATCTTCCGTTGATAGAACTGAGTGAAAGGATCGAGAGCCAGCCTAACAACTTCGCGCAAGGTTTCGTTATCGCTGTTAGCCGTTAGTTGTTCGATTTTAAAATTACGGGATGCGTTGTCAGCTAGACTATTAAAAAACTTATTCAGATTCATTTCAATTCCTTAAAGGTACGGTAGCGAGTGTCAAAGCGAATAGGCTTGGACATCTTGGTGACTTTCTTTGTAACTACATTATAAAAAGCAACCAGCTTGGACTTGTCGTCAGTGAGATAGTAGATATGATTTGGGCATGGGTGTGCCCAATCTTTAGTGGTCTCAAGAAACGCACGCATCACAGAGACTTGGAAGGATAGCCAGTAGCAAAACCAGAGGTGCCAGTGCGGAACCCACGTGAGTTTTTACCTAGCATTTTTGGAGTTGGAGATTTGCGTGCTTTGACGACTTGGACTTGTCCACCACGAGCAAAGAATTGCTGCAGTGCATCAGAAGATTGCTCACGGACTTGAGATTTGTAAACGACGTTCATAATATATTCCTCTTTCAATTAAACAAAATCAAAGGCAGATTCTTCGCCAACACGGGAAAGGATAATGCCACAACCAAGAATCTTTAGCAAAGCTGTTTCAATCTTAACAGCTTCTTTGACAGAGCACTCAACAAACAGAGTACCACAGGTAAACGCTGCTTTACGATCAGACTTCATAACCTTAGCAACTTCAGCCAGAACCACTTTTTCGAAACCCATTTCAGAACCCTTTCTAATCATCATAAGACTATTATACATCAGAACCGAATTAAAGTAAACACCTAAATGAAAAAACCCTACACTCGGTAGGGTTATTCTTGAAAAGTAAACTTTTGGGTTACATTTAAGGGCGTATAAGAGCGGATGCAGGTGCGACGACGATCCCAGCACCAAATAGTCGGTTGTATTCGTTTTCCATCTGGCTATCGGCTTGAGCCTCGACGATGACCCCTGATTTGTTGAGATAGATCTTTCCAGAAGTATACGCAAGGAAAGGAGCTAAACCAACGCCCATACCTTCTTGAGTACGCTGAACCATCACGATAGCGGGATCTTCTAGATACCAACCAACATCTGACCCACTGGTAACTTTAGAAATCAATTCTTCACCAGTAATCAATTTAAACACTTTAATCATTTTATTCTTTCTCTGCAATATTATCTAAAAAGTCAGCAGCATCATTTTGATCATCAAAAAACTGCACAAGGCTTTTATCTAAATCAAAGTAGTGTCTTGCCACAACAAGTATAGTTTTATTTTTGTAAACGGATACTTTTAAGATCCAGTTTCCTCTACGCACTGTAACAAACGAAATTAAGTTAGGGGATATTTTCGGTTTCATCATACAAGTATTTAGGGGATCCGAAGATCCCCACAGGTATGATTAACGCTTCATGTTATCTTCTTTTGCTTTTTTAATAGCATCTAAAGTTTCATTGGTGAATGAGACCCACCAAGAAAATGCACGTTTACAGCTTTGTAGTAATTTCATCACGTTCCTCCTCAGTTAGAAACTGCTTCTGACCTTTGGTCTTTACAGCTACTTTCTTTGGCTTCTTTTCTTCTGGTACAAGACGCTCAAGAGCAATCTTTAACATACCATTAAAAAGTTCTGCATCCTTGACTTCGATTTGATCATCAATGGCAAAGGCACGAGTGAATGCACGATTAGCAATACCTTTAAAGAGATAATTGCTAGCTTGTTCTGCGCTAGTTTGAACATTACCCTTGACTATCAACTTGCCACCATCGATCTCGATGTCGATTTCGTTTTGACCGAAACCAGCAACAGCGATCTCAATAGTGTAAGAGTTCTCCCCATTCTTACGAATGTTGTATGGAGGATAGTTTGGGATGTTTTTAGTTACATCGTCATGCAATTTCTGCATTTGTGTAACTTGGTCATCAAAGCCAACAAAGAATTTGTCGAAGTCTTTGAAATGTTCTTGCCAGATGGCAGGTACGAATTTTGCGTTCATAAGTTTCTCCTATTAAGCGAGTTAAGTTAAAAATGATATCCCGAAGGCATATCTGTCCCAGCTTACTTTATACTGGAGCAATTAACGTATGCTAGTCCAATTGTACGGACGCCTTAACCGTGACGGCAACGTTCCCAAGGTAGGGTTATGGTAGCATTTCTTCTGCAGGAGTTTCTGGTGCCGCTGGTGCTGCTGCTTGTGCTGCCTGCATTAATGCAGTTGCTTGTGGCTCGCCTTGCTGTTTGATCTTAGTGATCAAGTCTGCTACTTCTTCGAATGGAGCTTTACCCAAAGAACGAAGAATAGAGTTAACTTCTGCAATGCTTAATTGTAATTGAATCATGTATTCACCTCAGTTTTAATTTTCTTACCAATGTTATATTTAGGAACAAGTTCCCAGTTTGCTTTGTCTTTATAAGACACAACTTTTATTTGAGACATAGATGCTTTTGGTTCTGCCTTAGCAGCAACTACGATCTTTAATAGATCCCAATCCTGTAGCAGTACAGCAATAGCATTTCTGCGCTCAATATCTTCAATAGAAATATTCGACTCTTTACCGTCAAGAGCAAATAGTTCTTTAAAATGTACAATAAAATATCGACCTTGCTTATGTAAAATATGGCAAGATTGATATAATCTGTTATCCTTTTTTGAAGCGATTCCAATTCGTGTTAGTGTTTCTCTTACCTTCAGAAAGTTATCTGGTTCAGGTAGAGTGATCTCTAACATAGAATCAGGCTTCCAATCGTAGTAAATCATTTCGATTGTCATCGTCCACCTTTATATAGTTTTTCTTCTATTGTTTTCAATTGATCACTCGAGAGGATACTTAGAACACCTCTCGCCTTTTCGATGGAATAACCATAATATTCCACTACCAGATTCAATGTATGAGCATCGTCTTTTTTATGCCACTTGCTCATACGGCGCTTTCTGGGTATACTATTTAGTAGAAAATCAAACTGCCATTCCTTGGGGATATGGTGGTTGACGTTCATCTCATTAGCATACAGGACGGTATCATGAAAGTAAGATAAACCTCTGTTTACGATGAATGGGACGTAATCCTTATTTGATTGTGCTGGATCCTCATCAAAGAGGTTTTCTTTAGAGTCATTAATGGCATTTAGGAAATCGAATGGTGTCATTTGAAACCTACCTCTTTAAGATTAGCTTCAGGACATGCAAAAACCACACCAGGAAATCGACTCTTAAGTGCTTCTTCAAGTTCGTTTCGTGTATTTCCCTGTGCCATAAATGAGTTGTCTTCTAGGTTATAGACGAAGAATGTAGACTCAACCTTCTCAATAGAGATCTTAATATGTGTAGGATAGTCAGAATCATCGTCTTCCATATCCTCAAGTTCATCGATCATATTTTTAATACGATGAACTGCTATAGTCTCTCGTAGCATCCACCCCGAGATAAAGCCACATACGAATACAATTACATAATATAAAGACTCCATAGCTGACTCACTTGAATTTGCATTGTGACATAACCTCAGTCAATGCTGCCATGATATTTAATTCATGATCAGCAACGAATGCAGCTTTGTATTGATAGTCTGCTAGGATAAGTACCAGTTGAGGAATAGAACCTGCTTCAAGCATATTGTTAGATTGATCATACAGAGTACGGAAAAGAGTAGTAGAATCTCCATCACTGGATTTTGCTACCCACTTACGAGTCTCAGTATAGTTCTTTTCTTTAAGAGCTTTGAATAGTTCTTTGTAAGTCTGATCAGACAGGTTAACCAGAATACCACTATCGATCTTTCCAGATACAGAGTAACGTTGCAACTCATTGAGAATACGACGATAGTCTGGAAAGTGCTTCATCACCAACTCGGCAACGACCTTAGAATCAAAGTCAATACCTTCTTGCGTCAAGATTTGAGTAGTGCGTTTAAAGAAAGTTGCTGCAATCTCTTGTTGTTCTTTCTTATCGATTTTAAATTCGATAACTGCGCAACGAGAGTGGATGGCATCCAGCAACTTGTTCTTAAAGTTACACGTGAAGATGAATCGGCAGTTGCTACTAAACTCTTCAATGAACGCACGCAACGCTGGTTGAGTAGAGTTAGGATTTAGGTAGTCTGCCTCATCTAGGATAACTACCTTCTTGGAATCTGTTAGAGAAATTGTTGAAGCAAACCCTTTGATTTTCGTACGCAAAGTATCAATACCTGATTCTTCAGAACCGTTAATCATTAGATACTCTGCACCGATCTCATTACACAGTGCTTTTGCAACTGTGGTTTTTCCTACGCCTGCTGTTCCGCAGAACAAAAAGTGCGGGAGTTCTCCCTGAGCGATGTATTGTTTAAAGGTTGCTTTCAATGATTCTGGCAAAACACATTCATCAATTTTTTGTGGACGGTATTTCTCTACCCACAAAAACATATCACGTGATTCAATCATAATTTAGTCTTTCAAAAATTCAAATAAAGATGCTGTGGATTTTTCTTTAGTCTCTTTATATTTACCATTGGTGGCAATATAGCATTTAGCATGGTATGGTCTCATATGAGAACCATGCTTACGTTTAGGTTTACTTTCTTTGTAGGCTTCTGACAAATAAACATCTTCACCACAAACTTTACATTTAACTGTAGTAAACTCTGCCTTACCATAAACAGTCATATGTTTATAGGAATCAGGGGACTCTCTCCACAACTTCGCATCCAAGTCTTTCAACTTAGGCATAATATATTCCAAAAGGTTAATTAGGCATCAAAAGTAGAGTCAGCTTCAACAGCAACATAGTAAACTAAGTCACCAGTGATGCTCTTAAAGCGAGAGATTTTCTTGCTGGAAATACTTACAGCATAATCACCTGGAAGCATCTTTAGGTTATCAACCTTTAGGTTAACGTGGAATGTTTTATCAGTTGCACCAACTGGTTCTGAGAAGGAGTTGCTTGATGCATTCTTCTTATCACCAACTTGGATATCCAAGACAGTTCCGTCACCGATGATAGAAATATCTTCAGAACGCAGAACAGATGCAGTACGCTTGATCATTTCAAGCATAGATGCAGTTAGGGTAAAGTTAACCTCAGCTTCTGGGAAGTTGATGCTTTTTGTAGGTGCGGTTAGAACAGATGGTTCTGCACCGTAGAATTTGATACGGCGAGAGCCTTCTTTGATAGTTACAAACTTCTCGGTAAAGTCAAGTTCAGGATCATTGAACAGCGACATTGCACCAAGGAATTCATTTAAGTCATAGATACCAAAAGTCTCTGGGAAGGTTTCAGCAACAGTGGCGTCAGACATAACGTTTTTCTGTGCAGAAATGGTTGAAATCTTATTGCCTTCTTTAAGCAAAAGATTATTGTTGACTTGAGCAAAGTTCTTAAAGATTGCTGTAGTTTCTTTGGATAATTTCATAGGGGTTCCTTTTCATTAGTTTCATTACTATGTATAAACAATTATGCCCTAAAACAAAGTTTAGGGCAAATTTATTTTACTTAGTCATCATTAGTGCATTGAAGTTGCTAGGCACGACAATGGTTTGTACCTTACCAGTTTTAATACCTTCAGAGATATTCAACATAGCTTGGGCTTGCATAAAGGCGATAGAACTACCAGAGTTGTTAGCCAATGCTGCCATACGACGAGACTCAGCTTCAGCAGTCTTAACTTCTACTTCTTTCTGCTTCAATTCATTCTTAGCTTTGACTAATTCGTTGGCACTTGCAACAACTGAGTCAGCTGGAACTACGTTACGAATCAACACTTGGCTAATAGTAATAGAACCATCCAGCTTTTCTTCTGCAAGGTTACGAGTGATTTCGTCCTTGATAAAGTTTTCCATATCACTACGTGCATCTGCCATATCCAATGCTTCGTACTTACGAGCTGCTTTGTAGATAGAGTTACGAGCATTCTGCACAATGTAATTATACATCACATAGGTGTCACCTTTGATTTCAGCGTGGAAACTTTTGTTCTTAGTCGAATACAATTCAGCAACTTGTCCTGGATTGACGTTATAGACTACGACCGCATCTAAGTCTTTCATGGTGGAGTTATCCTTAGTGACTGGTGTCATGTCGTTAAGCACAACGTTCACATCCTTGATAGGGAATGTAAGTATATCACCAATCAATACCTGATTGAACGAACCTGGAAGCAATTCTCCACTTTGGACTTGCTTGTCAAAGCCAACACGCACACCAACTTCACCAGTCTCGATTCGAGTGCATGCTTGCAAAGAAGCAACAGCCAAAATCAATGCACCAATTTTCATAAACGATTTCATAATCAACCTTTAAAATAAAACAACAATACCAACAAGGAATGCGATAACAACAAGAGATAAAGCCATACTGTATGAGAAAGTCTTAGCAGCATCCCATTTTTCAGATTTGGTCATTTTGTTGAATGCTTCAATACCAAAATAGAACGCAGCAAAAACTAAAACAAACGCTAGTAAAATTTTAATCATTTAGTTTTCCACAGAGTATTTCACATCATGTTCGTACAAGAAAAACAAACAGCACATAGCATGAGCCAAGTGGTGGATATTAGATTCTGGATCGATTTGTTCGCCAGCTTTCCATGCCCAAATATGTCTTTCCATTGCATCAAAATAACGACGCTTAGAATCTGGGACATTCTTCCAATTGTCTGGTTCGTATTTCTCTGCGCCAAAGGTCAATACCTTGACCATCTCTGCCATAGCAAGTGGTGGGATAAGTCCATACTGGAGTTTGCCTCCATCGAACTTACGCCCACCACTACTGGCTAATTGAGATCGTTTAACTTCTTCCAATGTAGCCATGATTTATTCTTAGGCTTGGAACGCACGAGTACCAAGAACTCGATTTGCAACTGCAACCATACGCTTGCTTGGAGTGCCAATGCGGTACTCTACCGTGTCAGCGCCAGCACGACGATTGCTGTAAATGCAATGCCCTTGATTGCGCAACTTGTAAATTGCATCGTGAGGATTGGTCAAGCCAAAACCAGAAACGATATCTCGTGAAGTTACGGTGTGACCTGTAACCAAGTAATTAAGCAGCTTTGTTTGTTTAGTCATAAAATTCCTATATGGATTATAAAATGGGACAGGATGTCCCAGGGATTATTCTACTTCGATACCATTCTCGCGAAGGATAGCGTTGAAGTCTTCGTAGTCCTGATCAAAAGTCTCGGACTGACCGATTACATCTTGTAGACGATTCTTATCAGCAACAGGGGCTGATGCGACCTTAGAGGTCTTCTTGGCTACCTTTGCAGTAGCCTTAACTGCTTTGACCTTTGGAGTCTTAGCAACTTTCGCAGCCTTCACAGGCTTCGTTGCTGCATCTTTCGTGTATTGAGAAAGTTCAGCAGCAGTCGGCACGGGGAATGCGTACACACCACGGTCGACTTTGTTGGGACCAAACAACCAGTTTGGATAACCAACCTTTGCGCCACCAGAGTCTCGCTTGGAAGCGAGTTCAGCAGCAATTGAATTGACTTCTTTCAGAGTGATTTGGGCACTCTTCTTCAGAGAAGGATTGTGCTCAACGTAAGCAACAACCATCTTTTTCTGGGACATGGACAAGTCAGCGAATTTCAACATAATATATTCCTTTGAGTTTCAAGTTTTGATAAGTTATTATACAACAATTACGAATTAAAGTCAACACCTTCTTGTTAGAAGGGGATTTCTTCTTCAGTTTTGTATTCTGGTGCACTAGGTGCAACAGCTACAGGCTCAGGGGTAGAAACCTTCTCGAACAGATCCAAGAATGCAACTTTCGTAGCAGCGTCAAAACGATTGCAACAAAGTTGCACTGCCTTGGTGCGATCCTTGAAGATTGCAAAGGCACGAACAATGTGAATCATACGACGTGTAGTGATTGTCTCGTCGACACCACCGTCCTCGAAAGTACGGCGAATTGCTTCTGCCCACTTTACAAGGGTTTCTGCGAAATCCTCATCAACTGCATTAAAGGACTCCATCAGATTCTTAATAATTTTGACTTCGATTTTTGCGGAAGGATATTCCTGTTCGAATGTAACAGCGAAACGTTCCAAGAATGCTTCGTTCAGCACGTTAGTACCGATGTAACGACCATCGTCTGAACCTTTACCCTTAGTGTTTGCAGTGGCGAAAACGTTGAATCCAGGAGCAGGAACTACCATCTCGTTCTTGAGTTTAAAGTAGTATGGCTTACCTTCAAGAATAGGTTGCAAGCACAGCAAGGTGTTTGCGGAACCAGCATCGATCTCGTCAAGCAACAGTGCGGTACCATTGCGCATTGCAATCAGCACTGGACCTTCGACAACTTCTACGTTACCATCGGTCAAAGTCTTGGAACCGATAAGTTGTTCCTCGTCTGTCATCATGTTCAGGTTAACACGAATGAGAGGACGTTTGTGCTTGGCACAGATTTGCTCAATCATAGTGGACTTACCATTGCCAGTAGGACCAGAGATATATGCAGGATAGAAAATTTTGGACTTGATAATGTTCTCTAGGTCTGGGTAGTTACCAAATGGAACAAAGTTCGAATCCTTCTTAGGGATCAAAGAATCCAAGTTGCTGTAGTCTACAATGAAGGACTCAACAACTTCTTCTTTGGGAACTACTGCAAGATTAGTTGCACGACCAGGCAAGGCATACACGCCACGACTGACTCGGTTTTGCATCAACCAACGTGGTTGTTTCTTAGTGTCAAGTGCACGCATCGTATCCAGCAATTGCTGGTTCAATACAGTACCAGACACAGCCACATCGGGGAACATCTCATACAGTTTACCCTCGAACTCAGTCACAAAATTTGCATCACTCATAAAATCTCCATAACAAAAACATATTATATATCAAGTCACAATTAAAGTCAAGCATCTTTTTCCATGCGCTCTCTAGCTTGTCGTAAAGAGCGCATCACTTCAGCTTGCTTATGCTTTGGCAAGTCTGCAACCAAACCTGCGATTATCGACTCGTAGGTGCCAGTCACGTAAGAATACGTGGCGTAGGTATCCATACACAGCTGCGAAGTGACACGCAATTCGGCAGCAACATCGCTATAAGTAACTTTAGACATTCTTTTCTCCTAATTTAAGCAGCAACCACTTCACGAGAGTACCAACCATTGCGTTCGATTTTGCGTTTCGCAGACATCATTTTCTTACGAAAAGCCATGAATTCTGGAGTGGGATCTGCGTTGATACCACCAAGAGCCATCATAGCCAACAGAGCAGCATCACGTTTGGCATAAGTTTCAACAGCATGCAGAGGGATCAACACTTGTCGAGCCGAACCATGGCCATGGGCATCTTTAAACACAGGGCTGGTATAGATCACTTTCATTTCGTTTCCTTTTCGATTCATCATAGAGTTATTATACATCAGAACCGAATTAAAGTAAACACCCTACTACCAGTAGG